ACCTGGCCCACCACCAGCCCGACCTGGCCGACCAGCAGGTGGAGCCGCTCGATGCCCGGCGCCGGCTCCCAGTCGCCGCTGACCGCGCCGACGAAGGTGAGCACGGCGTCGGTGACGAAGCGCAGCGGCCCGATCCAGGCCAGGAACTGCTGTCCCCAGCCGGCCAGGATCGTGCCCAGTTGGACGTTGCCATCCCTCAGGCCGGTCAACAGCGCGCCCACCGCGCCGGGGATATCCCCGGCGAACACCCGCTCCGCCACCTGGCCGAGCGTGTCGAGCGTGGTCATCACCACCGGGATCACCTGGCCCACCACCAGCCCGACCTGGCCGACCAGCAGGTGGAGCCGCTCGATGCCCGGCGCCGGCTCCCAGTCGCCGCTGACCGCGCCGACGAAGGTGAGCACGGCGTCGGTGACGAAGCGCAGCGTGGCGCCGACGCCGGCCGCCAGCCGCGGCCCCCAGGCCTCCAGGAAGGGAACGGCGGCGTTGACCGCGTCCGTCGCGCCGCGCACCAGCTCGGTCAGCATCGGCAGGAACGCGATGCCGAGCGTGATGGCGGCCGTCTCCAGGCTGCCTTTGAGTTGCTCCAGCATCCCCTGGAGGTTGTTGAGCCGCTCCGCGCCGACCGAGGCGGCCGAGACCTTGCCCATCGCGGCCGCCATCTCGCCGAAGCCGGCCGCGCCCTCGCGCGTCAGCACCGCCGCCGCCCGGATCGCGTCCGAGCCGAACATCACCTCCAGCGTCGCGATCCGCTGCTGCTCGGTCATGCCGGCGGTGGCGTCCTGGAGCAGTTGCGCCACCTCGGCCATCGATTTGATCTTGCCGCTGGCGTCGAAAAACCGGTTCGCCCCATCCGCCGTCACCAGGCCCAGCTCGCGGAAGAGCGCCACCTGCTCCTTGGTGGACGGCTGGAGGTTGAGCATCATCGTTTTCAGGCTGGTGCCGGCGTCCGAGCCGGTGATGCCCGCCTTGCCCATCACCGCGATGGCCTGGGCCAGATCGTCGAACGAGAAGCCGACGGTGGCCGCGACCGCGCCGGAGGCCTGGAGCGAGAGGGCGAACTGGCGCACGTCGAGCGCGCTGGCGTTGGCCGCGCCGGCGATCAGGTCGGCGACGTGGGCCATGTCGCTGCCGCGCAGGCTGAACTGGGCCAGCGCGTTGGCGGCGATGGTGGCCGCCTCCGGCAGGCTGACCTGGCCGGCCGCCGCCAGGTCCAGCGTCGACTTGGCCGCGCCCTGCATGATGTCAGGGATGCTCAGCCCGCCCTTGACCAGCTCCTCGATGCCGGCCGCCGCCTCCGCGGCCGAGAAGGCGGTGTCCTTGCCGAGCTGGAGCGCCAGCCCGGACAGCGACTTCATCTCCGCCGCGGTCGCGCCCGAGACCGCCTTCACGCCGCTCAGCGTCCGCTCGAAATCGCTGGCCGCCTTGATCGAGGCGCCGATGCCGCCGGCCGCCAGCCCGGCCGCCGCCAGCCCGACGCCGGCGACGGCCTTGACCGCCAGGCCGGCCGCGCTCTGCATCCCGCCCAGCGCCGTGTTGACGCGCTCGATGGCCGCCGAGGCGCCGGCATCCTGGCCCGCGATCTTGATCGCGACGTTGAGGTCGGCCATGCGCCGGCGCTCCTACCCGCCCGGCTCGGGCGGCCGCTCGGCCGCCGCCCGCCCCTCGACGCCCCGGATCCGGATTTCGAGCAGCACCTCATCCGCCGGCGCGGCATCGACCACCCAGGGCGGCACGCCCCAGGACCGCGCGATCTCGCGGCGGACGTAGACCCAGGGCACGCTCAGTCCCCGCCGGTCGCTGGCGCGGAGCCAGACGCCGAGCCGCCGAGCTTCGCGCTGAGAAAATTTGGGAGATCGTTGAAGGTCCGCAGGTAGGCGCCGACGGTCAGCGCCGCCAGCTCGGTCGGAATCGCCTCCCAGAAGGCCATCTCGGACGGTGGCGGCAGCGGCGCGCCGCCGCCATCCATCCAGCCGTTATGGGCCAGCACGACCTGCCGCAGCGCCGCCTCGGCCTCGCTGGCCGCGGCCTCCTTGCTCGTCAGCGCCACCAGCAGCCGGTGCGGCGGGTTGAGCCAGACCTCCACCTCCAGGCCCGGATAATCCACCGGGTCCACCGCCAGCCAGCGCGTCCGTCGCGGGACCGCCACCAGCGGAGTCATCGCCGTCCCCCTCTCTCGCCTAGGCAAAGGCGGCCGTCCGGTTGGTGTAGCAGCGGATCGCGGCGCTGAAGGCGTTGGTCGGGTCGTAGTAGGCGCGCAGGTTGAACTCGTACACCCGCGTGCCCTCGTCCATCCCGCCGGTGTCCACCGCCGTCCACTTGCCCGGCAGATCGACCTGGACCGTGCGCTTGTAGCCGACGCCCGGCGTGGTCGTGCTGACCGATGGCGCCGGGCTCGTGCCGCCGGTCAGGTTGTTGCTGCCGATGGCCAGCTGCGGCACGTTCAACCCGCCCAGCACGTCCTGGAAGGTGATCGTCACCGCCGTGCCCGGCAGCGGCCCGCCCGTGCAGGCGACGTTGCCGGAGCCGATCGCCCCCAGCGCCTCCAGCGCGCTCTGGACCTGCGCCGCGGTGGCGTTGTAGGCGATCGTCCCCGTCGTCTGGCCGCGGAAGCTGAGGGTAAACGTGCCGCCGGTCGGCGAGCCCGTGATCGCCAGGCTCTGGACCTCGTTGGTCGGGCTGGCCTCGATCTGCTCGCGGCCGCCGAACTCCAGCCGCACCAGCCGCGCCGTCTCGCCGTCCCAGTTGCTGTACTCGCTGGTCGCCGCCGCCGCCGCCGCCTCGAAGGTCAGCTTGGCGGTCACGTCGACCTCGCCGACCACCGCCGCCTTCATCTCCAGCGTGTTGTCAGCGGTATATTTGCGGCCCAGGTTGAGATTGATCTCGACCGTCCAGTTGATCAGCGTGCCGGAGACCTGGGTCGTGCCAGGCGTCGCCCCGAAGGCGTCCACAAACAGCCGCGTCTGCCAGCCCTCGATGAAGGTCGGCGTCCGCTCGGCCAGGCTGCCGGTCAGGCTGCCAAGGCTCTCCTTCGCCTTGCCGAACAGCTCGACGGTGACGGTATTCTCGCCCATCGCCGAGCCGGAGAAGGTCACCTTCGACCCGTAGACGCCGCGCACCCGCCAGAGATTGGCGCCGTCGAGGTACTCGATGGTCATCGAGTCGAGGACGGTCGAGGGGATAAATTGCCACAGCCGCGTCAGCGTGCCGCCGCTCGGCGTGGTCGGCGTGACATTGCCCTGGATCGAGATCAGCAGCCACTCCAGCAGCTCGTCGGCCGAGCAGGGCAGCGTCACCTTCCCGGAGGGCTTGGCCGGGCCGAGCGTCACGGCCCGGACGCGCTCGCGCGTGCCGGTCGCGAAGCGGTGAACTCGCTCTTCGCGCTCGCGCGGGAAGGCCGGCTTGTCCGTATACGCGATGCGCGTGGCCGCCACGCCCGTGCCGTAGTTGATCTCGCGGCCGATCTGGAGTTTTTCGCGCCACTCTTCGCCGGCCATCAGTTATCCCCCTCCGTCCCGGCCGCCGGCCGGCGGACCGGCGCGCGTGGCGGCGCCGGCGTCACGGCCGCGTAGAGCGGGCTCGCCGCCAGCGTCGCGCGCTGCTCCTCGCTCAGCGCCGCGACCTCGCTCGCGCGCAGGTCGCGGGCGGGGATGCCGGAGTGGTGCTCCGTCCCCTGCCCGATGTAGCGGTAAACGACCTCGTCCATGCCCCCTCCTCTGACCTATGGGACGGTATGGGTCGCGTACTGCCGGGCGGTGACCAGCAATGGCCACTCCCGGTACTCGCGCCCGGCTCTGATCTGGTATTCCGGCGCGTCGGCCAGCCCGGCGTCGATCTCGATCCCCTCGCAGGTCCCGGCCAGCGTCAGATCGGCGTGCAGCGCCGCCAGGAACGCATCGACCAGGCCCATCAAGGTCGTCTCGGCGGTCGCCTCCGCGCCGTCGAGCCGGTAGACGAACACCACCCGGTAGCGCGCGTCCCGGTAGAGGACGCCGGTCGCCTTGCGCCCGGTCGGCGCGCCGCCGGCCGTGAGATAGGCATAGACGCGCGGGCCGATGCTCTCCGGCACCCCGATCTGCGCCCCGCCGATGCCGGCCAGCCCCTGGAGGATCGCCAGCAGCCGGTTGGCCGGCCCCGTCAGCGAGTAGGCCATCTAGCGCCGCCGCACCGTCACCCGCAGGCTGCGCCGCAGGCTGCCGGCCGGGAATTGCCGGTTGCCCTCGCCGAGCGGGGCGTACTTTTTGGCCAGCCGCCGGATCCAGCGGGCGACCCGCACGACCTGGCCGAGCCCGGTCAGCCGCCGGCCGCTGGCCGCCAGTTCCAGCCCGCGCAGCAGGTCCGGCGTCGCCTGGGCCAGCACCTCCTGCGCGGCGAAGGTCAAGAAATAGGTCGGCCCGCTCCGCCGCGCCAGCTTGCCGCTGACGCGATGGCGGCCGGTCTCCTGACCGTAGGCGTAGGGCAGCGCCGAGCCGACCATGACCGTCCGGCCGTAGCCGGAGACGGTCACGGCCAGTTGCGTCAGGCGCGCCCGCGCCTCATCGACGCCATGCAGCTGGAGATCCACCGCTGATCGTCGTGCCATTACACCACCCGCACCACCTCGCAGCGCCGGTAGATGGCGCCGCCGCCCGGTCCGCGCGCGACCGCGAACGTGCCGGGACGCGGATTCCAGCGCTCGCCGCCCAGCGCGATCTGCGCCGTCTCGGCCAGCGCGTAGCCCGGCTCCCAGAGCAGCAGCCGGCGCGCATCGCGCTCCGCCCGCTCCTCGACCGGCTCCTGCGGCACGCTCGCCAGCGCCAGCCGGCAGGCCAGCCCCGCCCGCGCCAGCACCGTGTAGGCGCCGGTGGTCGGGTCGGGGGTGTAGACGTCGGCGCGCTGGTCCAGCCCAACCATCACGCCACGCGGTGGAACACGTGCGGCGCCAGCCGCGCCGCCACGCCCGGCGGTAGCTCGCGCTCGCGCAGCCAGCGGGCGATGCGCACCTCCAGGTCCGGCAGCCGGAACGACTCCAGCCCGTAGCTCTCCGGCCGCAGGTGCTCGACCAGGTAGCTGGCCACCAGTTCCGTCGCCGCCAGCGCCACGTCCGGCGGCAGCGCCGCGTCTGGCGTATAGGTGACGCGCAGGCGGTCGTAGACCGCCGGCGCCGCCAGCCAGATCCGCCCGGCGGCCAGGTCGCGGACCTCGTAGTCCTCGCCGGCCACCAGCACCGTCTCGCTCGCGCCCAGACCGGACCGCCCCTTGACCGCCGTAATGGCGGTGCAGGGCGGGTACCGGACGTAGAGGTTCGGCCCGAACGGCCCCCAGTGGGTCTCGTCGGTCTGCGTCCCCAGCAGCCAGGCGCGATGGCAGTGCTCGTCGATGGCGGCCTCGGCCGCCTCCAGCAGCGTCCCGGCCTGCGCCACCTGCGCCGCGGTGAGCGTCAGCCCCAGGTAGCCGGCCACCCGGTCCGGATTGGTATAGCCGCGCGCGGCCACCTAGGCGCGGCCTCCCGGCCGGCCGGGCCGCGCGGCCACGGCGCGCTCGGCCGCCGGCGCGGCCACGGCGCGCTCGGCCGGCGCGGTCAGGCGCTCGGCGTAGCCGCCCGCCACCAGCGCCTGCGCCTCGTCCTCCGTGACCGCGACGACCACGTCGCCGGGCCGGACGAGGCCATGTGCCGCGGCGTAGGTCGCGCGCAGCCGCACCCAGGTCAGGCCCACCGCCTACCTCGGCTGCTTCCGGGCGTAGCCGCGGACCACCACCGCCCCGTACACGCCGCCGGTCGTCGCGCTGGTCACGGTGCTGACGGCGCGGAGATAGCGCTTGCTGCCGACGTAGCCGACCTTCTGGGGCGTGCTGGAGGCCAGGTTGGCGAACGTCCCGATCTGGTCGGCCGCCGCCACGTCGGTGAAGGTGCTGTTGTCGTCGCTCTCCTGGATCTTCGGCGTGTGAGTGCCGTCGGTGATCGTCCCGACCGCGAACACCACCACCGCCCCGTCGTAGTTGGCCAGATCGACGCCGGTGCCATTGGCGGTGGCGGTCCGCGCCGCCGGCGCCAGCGACTGGGCGATATCGATCGCATTCTCGAGGTCCCGCATCTCATCCTCCCCCGGCCGGGCGGCTGGATCGCCGCCCGGCCGGCCCGGCGGCGCCGGGCATTAGTTGGTCTTCAGCCGCACGAAGGCTTCCTCGAGCGCCGGCATGCCGTCGATCTCCGCCCGGCCGATGAAGCCGGTCTGGTTGGTCGCGGCATACAGCTCGATCAGCCGCTGGATCTGGAAGGCCATCGACTCGGCGATCCAGTAGTACGACCAGTCACCGAGGATGCCGACGTACTGGCCGGTGGTGAACGTGTTCGGCGCGTACTCGCTGACCACGAACGGGATATCGAGGATCGTGTCCGGCTGGCCGCCGGCCAGGCCGGGCTGCCAGAGGTACTGGTTCTGGCTGTCCTTGAGCTTGCGGATCCGCTTGATGGCGTCGCGATGGAAGCACCAGCGGGTGCTCGGCCGGCCCCAGTACTGCCCCTTCAGGGCGTATTTGGCATCGATCAGCCCGTCGGCGGTGAAATCCGTCGCCGAGCCGGTCTGGACGTCGCGGGCGGTCGAAATGCCGTCGGCCGAGGCGGTGAACACCCCCAGCGGGCGCTGGCTGCCGTTGCCCGTCAGGAAGGCCTTCTCCTGCGGCACGGCAAATTTGTAGGCCAGCCGCTGGCGCACCAGCGCCTCGATATCGATGGTCGAGACGCGCAGCAGCTTGTTGCTGACCTTGATCCGCTTGGCGAGCGGATGCGGCCGCAGCTCGCGCTTGCCGAACACCATCGCGGCGTCCTCGTTGCCGGTGCCCAGCTCCGAGGTCCAGTCGGCGTCGTCGGGATCGCTGTCGAGCACCGGCACGCCCAGGCTGTCGGCATTCATCACCTGGCGGACGGTCGCGAACTGCCGCACGAAGACCAGGTTATCGACCGCCTTGATCAGCTGGCCGACAAACTCCTGGTCGGGGCGGACGTAGCCGCCGGCGGTGTCGATGTCGGCCTGCAACGCGCGGCGCTCCGGCTCGCTCATCGCCGGCAGGCCGCCGCGCAGGAAGGCGGCCATGCCGCGCCGCGCCACCTGGCGCGACTCCTCCTCGCCGCCGGCGGCCAGCCCGGCCCGGCCGACCGCCGGCGGCCGCGGCGGGCCGGCCGCCTGCTCCTCGGCCATCAGGCGCTCGCAGCGCTCCGCCTCGGCCTTGTGGCGGTCGGCCTCTTCCATGTGCTCGTCGAATTGCCGCGACTCGTCGGCGGTCATCGACCGCCGCTCGGCCTCGGCCGTCTCCAGGATCGACCGGGCGGTGGCGATCGCCTGCCCGCGCCGGCGCCGCAGCTCGCGGATCCGTTCCTCAAGCATTTTTCTGCTCCCCCGCGCCGGTCCGGCGCGGATATACCCTCAATCGTCGGCCAGCGCCAGCCGCAGGCGCGCGCGGGCTCGGTCGAGCGAGTGACCCCCTGGCGGGGCCGGCTCGTCCACCGTGGGCGCCGCCGAGTGGTCCCCCGCAGGGGCCGGCTCGGCAGGGAGCGCGCGCCGCAGCGCCTCAATCGCGGCCTGCGCGGCCGGCCCGTCGCCGGGCCGCGGCGGCAGGCCGGCCCGACCGCGCGCCAGCAGCCGGGCAATCACCGCCAGGTCGATGCCCGCGTCGGCCAGCGCCGAGCGGATATCGACCGTGGTGTCCGGGTAGGCCGGGAACGTCACCGGGCTCACGTCGAACAGGCGCACCTCGTGCAGCGTCCGCTCGTCCAGCCCGGCGCTATCCCGCGCCCAGACCCAGGACTCCTTGATCACATCGAAGGCGAACGACATGCCGGTCACGTCGCCGCGCTCGACCGCATCCAGCACCGGCCGGCCCCACTCGTTGTCGGGCAGGTCGATCTCGGTCTGCAGCCCGCGCTCGTCCTCGGCCAGGCGCAGCGTGCCGGCCCGGTTGCGGCCGAGCACGATCCGATCGTCATGGTTCCAGAGCGCCCGGATGTCGCCCTCCCGGATCGTCTTGCGGAACGCCCCCGGCGCGATCCGCTCGCGGAAGCCGAACAGCGGCTCGCTCCAGCGGTCGAACACGGCGGCATAGCCGGTCAGCGTCGCCAGCACCCCCGGCGCGCCGCCGTCGCGCGCCGCCCGTAGCTCGACCAGCTCCACCGGCAGCGCCCGCCGCTGCCGCTCCGCCCGTTTCGCGCTCATGGCCCCTCCGCCCCCGCCTCCGGCCGGCCAACCTGACCGGCCGGCAGCATATTGCCGTTGACCAGCAGCTCGTCGCCGCCGGGCAACGGGTTGCGGTTCTCGATCTCGCGCCACTCGTTGGCCGTCAGCGCGCCGTTCTGGCGCTGGATCGCCAGCGCCTGCGCCCGCGCCAGCGCGTCGCCACGCAACAGCCCGTCGAGGACGTGCTCGCTGAAATGCGTCTGCTCCCCCACCTGGCCCGGCCACAGGTCGCGGGCGATCGCCTGCTCCCAGCGCACCGCCCAGGGGCGGATGGTGTGGACGACGAACTCGATCGCCTGGTGCTCGATGTTGGAGAACGTCGCCCGGTCGAGTTCGGCGATCATGTGCAGCGGCACCCGGAAGATGCGCGCGATCTCGCTGATCTGGAATTTCCGCAGCCCGAGGAACTCCGCGTCGCGGGGCGGGATCGCGATCTGCTTCCAGGTGACGCCCTCTTCCAGGATCGCCACCCGCCAGGCGTCGGTCATGCTCCGGTGGGCGTTCTCCCAGCTCTCCTTGAGGCGCTCCGGGTCCTTGAGCTTGCCCCGCACCTCCAGCACGCCGCCGGGGCGGGAGTCGTTGGCGAAAAATCGCGCGCCGTACTCCTCGGCCGCCAGCGCCAGCCCGTAGGTCTCGCGGAAGAGGCCGATCGTGCTGTAGCCGTTCAGATCGTCGCCGCTGCCGAAATTCCGCAGCCGCAGCAGGTCCTGCTGCTCGAGGCGGACCTGCTCGCCGCTTGGCAGCGTGTAGAGGTAGCGCGGCGCGCTCGTGGCGGGATCGCGGAAGGCGGTCATCCGGTCCGGGCGCAGCGGCCAGAGCGCGGTCACCTGCCCCTGGTTATCGCGCTGGATATTGGCGTAGGCGACGCCGCGCAGCACGGCGTGGCCGGTCAGCGCCTCGCGCAGCTCCAGCGCCGTCATCTCCGGATTGGGCAGGTCGTGCAGCAGCCGGTAGAGCCGGTGGCGCGGATTGCGCTCCTTGCCGCGCTCCAGCCGGCGGTAGGTGACCAGCGGCAGCGAGGCGATCGTCTCGGCGATGATCCGGACGCAGGCGTACACGGCCGAGATGCGCAGCGCGTCGCTGGCGCCGACCTGGCGGCCGGTGATCGAGACGTTGCCACCGAGCGCCTTCAGCAGCCACTCGCTCTCTGTCAGCGCCCGGCGCTCGCGCTTGAGCGCCCCGAGGATGCTCATTCCGCCAGCGCCCAGCCGGCCACCAGCAGCGCCAGCCCGAGCACCGCCAGCCCGGCCGCCAGCCCGGCCGCCAGCCCGGCCGCGCCCGCCAGCAGCAGCGCCGCCGCCAGGTAGCAGGCGTCGGCGAGGTGGCCGCGCGTCAGCCGCGGGCGGGGCAGCCGGGGCCATCTGCGCCTCATATCACCAGCACTCCCCGCTCGTCATAGACGCTCCCCGCGCCGTCGTCGGCCAGCGCCCGCGATAGCGCGATGATCAGCGCCACGATGCCATCGATGCGCTGCCGCGCGCTCGGTTTGATCGGCCGGACATTCTCGTTCTCGTCGGTCCGCACCACCACGTTGTCGGCCATCCAGCGCAACACCGGGTGACCCCCGTGGCGCATCTTGCCCTCCAGCACCAGCGCCAGCAGGCGCTTGGTCGGCTCGGAGAGCGACTGATAGCCCTGCCGGACCGGCGTGCAGACCACGCCCGCATCCGCGTAGGGCTGGATGAACTGGGTCGCGTTCCAGGGATCGTAGCCCACCTCGACGACGTCATACGCCGCTAGCAGCGCATCGAGCCGGGCGGCGATCCGGCCGTAGTCGATGACGTTGCCGGGCGTCAGCTCCAGGTAGCCCTCGGCCGCCCAGCGCTCGTAGGGCGCCCGGTCGCGCTGGCCGCGCTCGCGCGCGCTCGCCTCCGGCGCGAACAGGTAGGGCAGGACGCTGTAGGTCCCGTCGTCGCCGCGGAAGAGCGCCACCAGCGCGGCCAGGTCGGTCGTGCTGGCCAGGTCGAGCCCGACCCAGCAGCGCTGGCCCGGCGCGACCGCCGGCGGCGCGCCGGCGGCATCCCAGGCCGCCATCGGCATCCAGCGCGTCTCCTGGCTGACCCACTGCGAGAGGTAGAGACGCCGGAAGGTGTTCTGATACTCCGGCATCTGCTGCGCCCGCGCGCATTCCTCGGCCAGGAATTCCTCGCTGACGGTCTCGCCCAGGCTCGGATTGGCCTGGCGCCAGACGGCCGGATCGGTCCAGTCATCCTCCTCAGCCGCTGAGTAGAGGATCGGCAGGAAGGTCGGGTCGTCGATAACGCCCGCCGCCACCTGGCGGGCGTACTCGTGCAGCTCCCAGCAGAGCGATTGCCGGTCCCAGCCGGCGGTGGTGATGATGAAGATCAGCGGCTGGCGGCGCGCGCCAACCGAGGTGACCAGCGTGTCGTAGAGGTCGCGGTTCGGCTGGACGTGGGCCTCGTCGAGGATGATCCCCGAGGCGTTGTAGCCATGGCTGCCGGCGGCGTCGGCGGGAATGGCCCGGTAAACGCCGCCCGTCTCGGCGTACTCGATGATCTTGCCGCTGCGGACGATCCGGCAGCGGCTGGCCAGCGCCGGCGTGGCGCCGGCCAGCGCCACCGCCTCGTTGTAGGCCAGCGCCGCCTGGTCCCGGTCGCCGGCGGCCGAGTAGACCTCGCCGCGCGCCTCGCCGTCGGCGCAGAGGAGATAGAGCGCGATGGCGGCCGCCAGCGTCGTCTTGCCGTTTTTGCGGCCCAGCTCGACGTAGCAGGTGCGGTACTGGCGCGTCCCATCCGGCCGGAGCGTCCCGAAGAGCGGCCGGATCACCCGCTCCCGCTGCCAGGGCAGCAAGCGGAAGGGCTGCCCGGCCCAGCGGCCCTTGGTGTGGCGGAGCGACTCGATAAAGGCGATCGCGCGCGCATCGGGCGGCCACGCCGGCAGCGCGAGATCCTCGTCGAGGGATGGCGCGGCGCGCCGGCCGACCACCCGGCGCCGGACCCGTGGCATCAGCGCGCCCGGCGGCCGGCCCCCGGCGCGATCTGCGGCGGTCGCCCGACCGAGTCGTTCGGCGCCTCGACATCCAGCGCCAGTTCGCGCAGCAGCCGCGCCATCAGCACCTTGCTCTGCCGCTCCTCGGCCAGCGCCGGGTGGGGCTTGATCTGCTCGAACCGGTCGCGGTAGTAGGCGCCGTCGCGCTCGACGGCGGCCCGCGCCTGGAGGACGCGGTCCCAGCATTCGCAGGCGGCCTGGAGCAGGCGCAGATGATGCGCCTCCAGCTCGTAGTCGGTCACGATCTCGCGCCACCAGCGCCGGCTTTCCGCGCTTAGGTGGCGCGGCGGCTGCGGTAGTCGCTCGGCCATCGCCCCTCCCGGCGTTAACGGCAACGGGGAACGGTTACGGATGCGCGTGGCTGCCGCTTGCCGGTCCCAGCGGCGGGCCCAGCGATCTGGCCCCCCCTCCCCCCGCCACGCACTCTTCGTTGCACGTCGGCAGGCCTGCCGGTGCACGATCCGTCGCATCAGCGGGCGCCCGAGCGGCAGGTGGTGCACGCCGTTGCGGTCGGGTTGCCGTACGCCCCGGAGCGCACCGCTCCCTACTGCTGCTCCCGCCGGTGGCGCGCTCCCCAGCCAGCGCCCTCGATCGTGGTGGTCACGCGCGCATGGCAGCGATGGCAGAGCGGCGCGAGGTTGTCCCAGTGGTCCGGCCCGCCGGCGCGCCGGGGGATGACGTGATGGACGTCGGTGGCTGGCTGGCCACAGACGCAGCAGCGTGGATGGGCGCGGAGGAAGCTGGCGCGGAGGGCGCGCCAGGCGGGGCCGTAGCCGCGGGCGGCCGCCGAGGGGCGGCCGTCGTCAGCGCGCCGTTTCCGCTCGCGCTCGCGCTCCCGGGCCGCGGCGAGGTGGCGCGCACAATAGCCCTCCGCGACACTGCGGGCAAAACAGCCCGGCGCGCGGCAGGGAGGCAGCGGGCGGGTAGGCATGCGACACCCCCGACCGGCGCCGCCCTTGAGGGGGGACAGCGCCGCATCCTGGTTAATCCCATCCTACGACGGCGTGTCAAGGCGCCGGCGGCACGGGCGGCAGGGGCGGCACGGGCGGCGCCGCCGCGCGCTGGGCCCGGCGCGCGCTGCGCGATGTCACCCAGAATGAGGCCGGCGCCGCCCCTGAGAAGAACGCGCCGGCCTCACATCCGCGCGAGGGCCCGCGCCGCGACGATGCGGCCCGCGCCATCGCGGACCGGCAGGGCCACGGTGTAGCAGTCGGTCCGCCCGGCGGCGCGGGCGGCCCGCGCGGCGATGGCGGACACGACGTAGGCCGTGTCCTCGTTCTCGGGCGGCAGCCCGGTCAGGCTGCCAAATTCGCAGGCCACGATGGGGACGATCTCGCCATCGTAGTAGAACTCCCCGGCCGGCTGCGTTTGCTCCTCCGCCCGAGCGATCAGCCCGGATGGGGGCAGGCGCAGTTCGCCCATGCCAGGGTAGTCGGGGTCGTTCCCCCCGAGGTACAGGATGATCTCGTGGGGGGTGGCGTTGACGATCTTCATGCTCGGCCTCCATCCGGGAGTTGGTCGCGCAACTCCCATAGCCCATCGCGCTGGCCGATAACGCCGGCGCGGGCCAGAAACTCTAGCGCGCTGGCGAACGCAACAAAATCCGTGCCGCCAGCCATCACGGCATCGACCAAATGCTCCAGGCTGAGCGCCTGGCGCTCCTCCAGCGTCTCGATGATCGATGCGATAGAGACGGATAACCGCCGGCGGTGGGGAGCGCGCGGCATGATTACTCCTCCCGCTCGGCCTGGTCGGCCAGGTCGAGCAGAGCGATGAGGCGGCGCGCCTCGGCAGCCGCGCGGATGCGCTCGCAGAGCGCATCAATAGCACGGGCGTAGCAGTATCCGAGGCGATCGCAGCCGAACCCGCACGTTGCGGGCGTATGGTTAAGGCTACAGTCCGCGGGCGTATGGTTAAGGCTACAGTACATAATAGCACGGGCGTAGCAGTATCCGAGGCGATCGCAGCCGAACCCGCACGTTGCGGGCGTATGGTTAAGGCTACAGTCCATCGTGGGCTCCTCTCTCCCGGCAGGCCGGGCGCCATGCCTGGCCTACCGGATCGTCTGGTCCGGCCGGGACGGGCGCGGCCGGCGAGTCGCGGCATATGCCTCAACGTCCGCGCGGTGCAGCACCGTGAGGTGGTCGAGATGGTGCTGCGGTTAAGCCGGCGCGTCCTCTCCCCGGCGTAGACCGGAGCGGACCAGGCCGACGGCGCGCAGCAGGTCGGCGTTGCTGCGCTGGTCGCCGGCGCCGGCGGCCACCCAATAGCGCTCGGCGGCGTCCACCAGCGCCAGGAGCGCGAATGGCGCCAGCGCGCGCAGCCGGGCGAACAGGTCGGCGCCGTCGACGCCCCATTTCTGGTCGAGGCCGTCGTAGCGGATGGCGTCGTCGATATCCGCCCACAGCAGCGGCGCCGTGTGCGGTTCCCAGAAGGTGCCGTTGTAGGCGTCCACGATCAGGGACGCCTCGGGCTCGCTCAGCCGGATGCGGGTCAATTCCCGCTCCAGCAGGGCGTAGTAGCGCGCCAGGTCGCGCTTGGCGACCAGGCCGAGCGACACGGCCCGGTCAGCGCGAGCGGCAAGCTGCTCGGCCAGGCCGTCGCCGGCGCGGAACTGGACGCGGGGTGCGAGCGGCATGGAATGGTCTCCTCTCTCCCTGGTGGGGCCGGGCGCCTCACCCGGCCCCGCATCTCGACGGTCTAGGACTCGACGGCCCAGTCGCCGGTCACGAACACGCGACCGACAATAGCCTCGACCGCCCGCAGGACGGCCTCATCCTCAGCGCTGCTGCCGGTGCCGTGGACGGCGACCGGGGGGGCGCCGCGCCCGACGGTGCGGGTGTCGAGGCGCACCCGCACGTCCGCCTCAGGGTAGGCGGCCTCGATGGCCGCCTCGACCAGGCCGGCGAACCGCTCGTCGCTGCGCTCCTCGTCGTAGCCGGTCAGGTCGCCGAGCTGGTCGCCAGTGATGGTCACGACGATCACCGGGCTGGTGTGGGTGTCCATGCGCTCCTCCTGCTGCTGCGGCCGGCCGTCAGTCCTCACTGCCCCGGCCGCCTACTCGTCGCTGCGCTCCTCGTTATCTCAGCGCTCGCGCGGGCCGCGGCCCTCCTGGATGTCGTCGTCGACCGTCTCGCCGATAGCCGCCAGCGCGGCCGCCAGCGCGGCCGCAGGGCTGTCGAACACGAGATCGGTGGTGCCCTCCCAGCTGGCCGCCTGGGCCAGATGCGGGAAGCGCTCCACGATCTCGGCGGTGTACAGATTGCCCCCATCGTCGTCCACCGGGAGGACGGTGACCTCGAACGTCCGGCCGCGGTA